TAGATAAGAAGCAGGAACCTTGAGGGCAGCGAACAGCTTGTCGCGTAGATACTTGATATCATCAATGTCTCCAGTGTAGGACCCACCTGCTAATGTTTCTACTCTGGATGACGTATCACCTCTTGTCGGGATAAAGTAGTCCTCTTCAACACTCATAGGGTTGTATCTTAGGTCTACGCGGCCTGTAGTTTCGTCTACAATTTGGTTACGCTTCATTTGAGTCATAACCTTTTGCATATACTGCTCTACGTCTTGTGGATTAATATTGCCTACGTCAACGTAAAAAACGCGGCGCTCAGGTGAGCGAACAATACGATAAGCCATAACAGCATCTTCCATAAGGGTTAGCTGACGCCAAATTCTTCTGGCTGGCTCTAGAATAGATGTGCCATATGGTGCGTACTTGTCGTTGCCTAAGATTCTAAAGTGTGCGATTTGCCAGTTCTCAAAAGTAATACCACCTGAGTTCCACTGGAATTGTACATAATTTGGATTAGTTCTGTCTTCGCCCTCAAGCCTTTCTACTTCGTGCTGTGGTAATCCCATAGCATGCTTGATTCCTTGCTCTTCGTCGATGTCTAAGTATAGGAAAAAATCTCCAAACTTACACATTGTACGGCACCAGCCGAAAAGATTAAATTCTAGGTTTAAAACATTGTGGTATAGATTATCTAAAACAGTTTTAATTTCTTCATTTGCACACTTAATGTGAAGCATCTCTTGCAGCCCACTGCAAGTAGTCATCTCATCTGCATAAATATCCAGCGCTGACGCGATCTCTGGAGTGTATTCCATCTGATCAAAGTCGATGTATCTTTCAGCACGATTCTGGCTAGACATAAAGTTCGCCTGCATAGAATCATACGGGTTATATTCGCCTCTCTTGAAAGATTGTCCAGAAGCTGATTTAAATTTGTAATTATCTAACTGTCTTCTCTGGAAGCGGCGCGGCATTTGGCGCCTATAATTTACAATCGGCCCAGATAGAAGTCTTGTTAGCTTTCTAAATAATTTGCTTTCTGGGTTTCTAGGGTTATTGCTTTTTGGATCAGCCATTTTTTATCCTTTTAGTAACCATGAATAATCTTGATACTGTTTTGCGATATCGCCTCTTTTAACGGGCTTATATCCAGCTTGACCTGGGATTGCTGTGTTGAGTTTTGTAGTTGCTTGTGTCATAGTTGTCAAAAATGCCTTTTTGTACGCAACCTCACGCTCATTAACTGTGAATGCTGTGTCTTTCACCCAGCATCCAATAGCAAACGACATTATAAGGTCATCATTAAATCCTCTCATGGCTTGTGGGCGACCATTCTGCCACACAAACGTCTTCATCTCATTATATATTCTTTTAGAATATATTTTAACTAGTTTATTTCTAATGAATTCTTCCATTTTGGCGATTATTAGAGGTCTAGTGTTTTTTGACATTGTAAACCCTGGCACTGCAGATGCACTGCGCTCTGCTGTCAGCGGATCTACGTATTCGTGCGACGATTTATATGAATAATACAAGTTAGGATAGACAAATTCTTCTAATTTAGTTAAAACAGTCCAACCAACTGAGTTATTTTCTACTGAAATCATACAGTTGCCGTATTCTTTGCCGGCATCATTAATAAAACTAGCAAAAATATCTGGTGTTGTTTTGCCTCTGTACTCTGCAACTATCTCCATAGTCTCTATTTTAAAGATATGGAATGCAGAATAGTCTTTTCCGTCGCCTCGGGCAACGTCAGCGGATAACAGATAAGTAAACTCTGGGTTGTATTCTTCCCAAATCCAGAAATTTCTGTCAAACCCAGTCCTGTACTTAGGTTCGCACAGGTTTTGCTCAATAATTTGTAAATCATCAGAATGAAAAACAGTCTCACCTGACATATTAAAGTTGCACTCAAGCTCTTGAGCAATTTGGCGGCGAGACATATTCTTTGTCTCTTCTTCAAACCAAGATTGATCGCGGTCAGGATGCACATCCCAGGGTAATATAATATTGTTGAATTTGTTGTCTCCCTCAGTTGACTCTACATAAGTTTTGTGAAACCAATTACCTACGCCATTTGGCGTTGAGAGAGCGATACAACGACCACCGGTTGATAGTGTTGGATACAGACCGGTCCACAGCTCTTCTAGGCCCTCGACGTGCGCGGCCTCGTCGATAACTAATAAAGAAAGCGCTTCTGAACGACCAGCGTCGCCACTAGTAGAAGAAGCCTTAATCTGAGATCCATTAGAGAGTTCGAACGAAGTTCTATTATCTACGGCGATAGTTGCGATCTTCATCCAAGATGGCAAGTTCTTAATAATCTGCTTTACTTTTTTAACAAGGTTTGCAGCAGTTCCGAATTTTGTAGCAATAACAAGAATGTTCTTATCGCGGTGATACATCATTAGCCACACCACATATGCAGCAGTGATTGTCGATATACCTAGCTGGCGCGCTTTAAGAATAACATTAAAACGATGATCATTGAAATCTCTAATTAGATCTTCCTGGTAATCATATGTCTTGAAAGGAATCAATCCTTTCATTGGGTGTGAGATCTTAGCGTAATTATTAATAAAATACACCGGATCTTTGCCGGACCTTACGATTTCTTTTAGAGTTTCTTCTCTGGTTAGCTCGAAAGCCATACTTTTTAGCTCTCAGATGGTTTTTGGTTTTTGTTCTCTGGGCCTGATCCCCAGCCGCCGCTATCCAAGAAGCTCTTAAAGCTAGCCTCTAGGCGCTCTTCGCTTTCTTCGGTAAGATCATCGACGCCATCTAAACCACCAATTCTGAATTTCTTCTGAGCATTTACGAAAACTCTAACTCTAGAAGTAGACTGTACCATCACATCAGCTTCGCCGTCTGGAGTTAATGTGAGGGAGTTGCCCGTGATCTTCTTGTATCTCTTCTTGAGATGGTCGGCGATGTCTTGTAGAGTTTGTTCTACTTCGCCTTGGAAATCGCCTGCATAAACTTCTTTAAGTTTAATATCTGATTGATAATTTACAATGCAATGGTTGGCAGATAATTTAACCTTAAATCCATCCATAACTCTGGAGTCTATAAGAGGGTTGCCCTCGTCTCTTTTTAGACCTAGATCGATACGCTCACCGTTCTCATCTAATGCTCCATCGTAACAATCGGCTGCCGCTTGGGCTAGTCCTCTTAAAACTTCTAAATTTTGCTGTGACATTTAATTATCTCCTGTGTCGGGGCGCCAGCCTTGTAGCCATCTTTCCTCTCTGTCTTCTACATAATGAATGTAACAACTAGCGCAACATTCATATTTGGCCATGTAGACATCATCTTTTATATCAAAGGAATATGTTTTACAAGTTGGACAAACTCTATTTAATTCTCTACTAACTAGTTTTTTAGGAACTAAAACACCATTGATTTCAACCTTTTCTGTTTGTTCTTCTTTTTGTAGATGTTTTTTATCTAGTGTTTTTAATTGTTCGAGATATTCTTTCTCTCTTTCCTCGGACCAATTAGCCATTGGATTAAGTATGGCTTCATTGCCATATTTTCTAGATATGGCTCTTTCTAGTCTTGCTATGTAATCTAAGTCTTTAGGCATATTGTCTATCTTTTTATCCCTACAACATAATTAGCAGAATCATACCGTTTTTTCAAAAACACACAGAAGCTCCGGGCCTCCGGCGGTCTCTCCTGGAAGGGTCTTATACATAAAAACACATTTAAACATATTGTTATTTGTAAGAAGATTAATAATCGACAGTTCTGTAAAATAATGAAGATGACCATCGAAAGGACCCTGGTGCTCTAGTGGGTTCTCAAGCAAATGATAATTTGGCGGTACCAAGGGCCGATCTACCGGTACCTGTAAAACTACATACTTATTAGTTAAAAAGTGCATTTTATCTACAAAGACATCCAGCTCCTCTATGTGCTCTAAAAGATCAAATCCCATCACAACATCGTAGTTGCCGCTTTCTAGATCTAAAATATTTTTGGTAATACACTTTACATCTGGATTATACTTTTTATTATGCTGCGTCACTTTGTCATCTATGTCGACCCCTAAAACATTATTAAAGCCCTTACTTGTCATAGCTTTTAGTACAAAGCCGCGTCCCGGTGCGACCTCCAAGACATTATCTTGTTGTTTAACAAAATCTGAGACTATAGTTAGTTGGTTTATTGCTCTTTTTAATCTTACTGGTTCATTTTTAAGACTAAGCATACCTTCATTTTCGTCATAGTGGCTCTCTCTGTACTCTCCGGAATGAAATTCAGATATGTCTTTATAAAAATGTCTATAAATATGCCTACAAGCGTGATTTTTACACACATAACTGTCTTCTAAATCTTCTACGACTTTGAAATATTTTGTTTTTTCGGCGATCAGCACTCTAGTTGTAAAATCTATCTCTTTTCCATCTATCATTTTTTCAGCGGAGGCTCTCATAGGAATGTATTCAGAGCCGCAGCAATGACATAGTTTGTCCATTTATTTCTCCTTTTAAATGACTCTTTAATTTATAACACAAATAGATAGATAATTTAACAAGTTTCTTAAAAAGCAAAACCCGCCCAGATCCGAAAACCTGAGCGGGTCTTATCCGACGAATCGAAATTAACCGGAAGAGCAACCGAAGTTACTTATTTTTAAGCAAAGACTCCTTAAGTTCGTCAATCTGTGATTGTTGTTCTTGAATTTGTACTTGCTGTGTTTTAATAGCCTCAACCAAAACTGATGTGAGCTTAGCATAATCAATACCAAGATTGCCGTCGCCGTTACCGTAGACAACTTCTGGGACTGATTGTCTCATTTCTTGTGCTAAGAAACCTACTTCAGGATTGTTCGAGCTATTCTTGAAGTTATATGTAACTCCCCTCATCGACATAACTTTATCAATAGGATTAGAAATAACTTCAATGTTTTCTTTTAGAGTCGCATCTGAATATGTAATGTAAGATCCAGCTTTAATACTGTCATCAGAGCCGAGAATGACATCGCCACTAATTTCAGCACCATTGGAAGCAGTAAGATGACCACTAATTGTTGTCACGTCTGCAGTTCCGTTACCGAGAGTCACATCGCCAGTCGTAGTTAAATCACCAGTTATTTGGACATTTCCAGCTATTCTTGCACCATTTGATGCAGTTAGCTGACCAGTCACGTTTATCACGTCTGTAGCTCCGTCACCGAGAGTCACATCGCCGTTTGCTTGTAGATCACCAGCTATTTCAACTTCACTACCGAACCATGAGCTTCCGTTAGAGCGGATGCCGCCAGATGCAGTCAAGTGGCTGCTCACAGTAGTGACACCACTGAAAGTGGCTCTTTGAGTGAAAGTTGCGTCTCCTTCGACAGCTATTCCATTAGATGCAGTTAATTGTTGTGAGAAAGTAGCATTGCCACCTATTGTTATGGTGTCTTCTCTGCCATTACCCAAAGTAACATCGCCTGAGAAAGTAGCACCACCTGAGAAAGTAGCATCCTCGAAGCTAGCATCGCCGCTGACGGCTAATCCGTTAGAAGCTGTTAGCTGGCCTGATATAGTGACAACGCCATTGTCTGCCAACAAATGATCAGTGATACTAATACCATTAGAGGCAGTTAACTTTGTATACACTGAAGTGTTATTTGATGATTTTGATACAACAAATGTATCCGACACGATGATTCCAGCTGCGGCGCTTTCTAGATATAGAACATCGGCATATACTCCACCAATATGAGCTTGTGCCCAGGTGTAAACATCCGAGCCTAAATAATATGAATCGCCTGTAGTTGGTATTAAGTCTGAACCGAAGCGCCCAGTAACTGTGATAGTATCACCAGAAGCGTCACCGAGAGTAACATCGCCTGAGAAAGTAGCGTCTTCGAAGCTAACATCACCGCTGACGGCTAGGCCGTTAGATGCAGTTAGCTGACCTGTGACATTAACAGTGGCTAGATTTGAAGTACCAGTTGAAGTGATATCATCAATGTGACCGTGATCAACGTGAGCTTCTGCCCACTGTAGAACAGACGAGCCGAGGCTCCAGTTGCTGTCGGAGGCCGGATTGAGATCACCATAAATAGTTGAGCGAAGTACGACCTGGCTGTCGTCGTCGGAGTAACCAAGAGTTACGTCGCCAGCGGCATAGAAACTAGCGAATCTACTGACGTACATATCGCCCATGACGTTTATGCCATTCGAAGCAGTTAACTGACCTGTTATAGTAGTAACATCAGTAGCAGCGTTGCCAAGAGTAACATCGCCTGAGAAAGTAGCGTCTTCGAAGCTAACATCACCGCTGACGGCTA